TTATTAGAGAACTTGGGTCAATGACGCCTTTTAGCGTGATATGATCAAATTTCTCAACATGAATTCCCTGCCTTTCCAGTACCAAAAGATTTTAGATCTTCTGATACTCTCGGGCAGTTAGCTCTAAAGAAAGAGGCTGCAGGAAAACTTAGGGTCTTCGCATTAGTGGATGTTTGAACACAAAGTGCTCTTAAACCCATTCATGAGATGATTTTTAAGTTTCTTAGGTCATTACCTAATGATGCTACTTTTGACCAAAACGCCTCAGTACTTAGATGTATTGAAAAAGTTAAGGTTTCTGGTAGAGCATTTTGTTATGACTTATCTGCAGCAACGGATAGATTACCAGTTGTGTTACAGCAGTGTATCCTCCACCCTTTAATAGGGAAAAAGGCTTCACATGCGTGACAGAACTTGTTGATTGATCGGGACTATGTACTTAATGATGTTAACGCTCAAAACAGCGGTAAACACTTTAGGTATGCAGTCGGTCAACCAATGGGTGCTCTATCCAGTTGAGGAATGTTAGCCTTGTGCCATCATTTAATAGTCCAGTTGTCATATCAATACTCTATTGGTAAAGGAGAAGACTTTCTCCATTACTCAGATCATTGATTTGATGGTTATGAATTATTAGGTGATGACATCGTTATTTTCAATGAAAAAGTTGCCTTTCACTACCTTGAACTTATGAAAAAGTTCGGTGTAGGTATAAACCTGAAGAAAAGTATTGTTTCTAACAATGCTACCTTTGAGTTTGCTAAGGTTACTTATTCGCTTGGAAATATAGTATCTGCAATTTCCTGGAAAATGTTTATTTCCCAAAACTCCAATATGGGGAGAGTATCTATACTCTTCCACCTTATTGGGAAAAGGGTTATTAAACATCCTATCAAATATTTAAAAAATATTTGTAGAAGATCAACTTGAGATTTAGGTGATTATAATTTTAATTTAATCGCCTTTCTCTCAATGTTGGTTAATTCAGGAAAAATGACTTATTCAGATCTTTTGAAGACACTTATTGTGCCTTCGAGATACTGAAAGAGGGATATTAAAGGTTCTATTCACTTTCTTAACACTAAATATGTTGAGTCTTTAATAGTAGCTTTAATTCGGGGATCAGAAATACCTTCTCGTTCATCTGAATTAGTTGAACAGGTTGGGTATAATGATCTTCCCTGGCACAAAGCTGAACTTTTCAAGGAAGTTTATCATACTCAGATAAAATTCGGAGACAAGTTTACTATTGTGCAGTCATTAGCAGTTAAATTGGCCGAAGCTCTTATTCCAGACGCTTTAGGGAAACTGAAAGTTCGAGATATAAGATACATTGAGCATACGTTAACGCATGCTGAACGCTTATATCACCATAATTATTTAATCTGCTTAGCTCTCGCTGAGGATTACCTCGGTGATCTAGACTGATTAGATAATTTTGGTCCTGAAGCTATCCACGAACCAATAGAGTTACTTATCGATCTTAACAAGAAAGTAAGTACTCTAAAAGAGCGGTTAGCTTTGGTAGAACGGACAGTTCTCAAAAGCGAAGGAAAAAATAAGAGCAGGTTGGTAATGAAGAGCCCTCTTCAAGCATTGAAGTTTGTCTTAAAGGCAAACAAACATCGCCCAGAGTGGACTCATCATACTTCTACTAATACTGGTTTCATAAGATATTTTAATAAAATACTTCTGAAACTGTACTTGAATTAAAATTCAAGTATAAACTGACTTTCACAAATTCGTTCTACATTTGAATATAGATGTGAATTCGTGCTAGGAGGGTGCTTACCAGACGGTTTTCTCATTGAATTATGAGAACCTCTGTTGGGTACCTGGCTAGGATCAACATTCCTTAATCCCGTGTCTCTTATAGAGTGTCGGCAATGAAGGGGTGATCTTCAGTTATAGAAGTAGACCATAGTGTCGCTGATCGTCTAAGGGAGTCCGAAGCTCAGTGTAATACTGAGTTAGGGGTTACCTTTTAAACTGACCAACATATCAACTACAATTAGCCACTGTCGGAAGAAGTAGAACTTCCAAGACTAGAAAAACTATGCGACTAGATCCCTTTATTAGGGACTACCTAGTTCGCTAGAGTTTCTAAGAAGGGATGAATCCCACTGTTCTGAGAATAGACTTACTCAAATTGTAAATCTATTACAGGATGGGAGTCAAGTGACTTCTTAGCCTGCCGTACCCCTTTAGGGGAACAGCGGAGTAGATTCATTTGGCGTTCTTTCGTGGGTATGAATCTCAAAAAACAAAAATGAAAAATAAAAAAAATAATATTTTAAATACTACTTTTTCTAAGTTCACTATGTTTTCGATAGTCAATGCCTTCAGAGACAACGTTCAATATGAACCTATGGTTTCGCTTAACAACTCTTATGAGTTGTTAGGATTGGTGAAAAACATTGGGTGAAGAGTAATCCTCGCCTGCTGAGATACACCAATCACAGTTACTAAAAGACTTACGTTATCAGTAAACTTTGCAAAATATTTACTCCAGATGAAAAAACATCATGGGGCTACATATGTTGTAAAGTACCTTAAAACGTGCCAATTAGCACTATCGAAACGTATCGGTAATGAACGGATTCAATCGTTAAATGCGATTGAACCTGATCTTCCGTTACCCAGACTAACTACCTCCTCTCTTCCTCGGATTATACCGTGACAAGATAGGAGAGCTATTCTTTCTGGGAATAATGCTCAGATTACTCGTTTTTGAATGACACTTTTCTCTTTATATAAAGTGATAAAATGTCCTTCAAACGAGAATTTTGACACTATAACGGAACCGTTTTCCGGAGATGAGGCTTTCTATAAAATAGGAAGAGAATATTTAAAGTTTTTAGCTTTAAGACATTCCTTTCGTTTTGATAGACGGCTTCTTCAAAAGGATTTCGGATTACTGATGTTGGAGACGTCTTCTCCTTCTTTTACTAGTAGCTGACTTGGAGCCTTCCGAGATGTAAAGATTTTAAACTCTCTACCTATCGGGAGACACCTGAGGGATTTATTAGAGAACTTGGGTCAATGACGCCTTTTAGCGTGATATGATCAAATTTCTCAACATGAATTCCCTGCCTTTCCAGTACCAAAAGATTTTAGATCTTCTGATACTCTCGGGCAGTTAGCT